ATTGGCGTGATGGGCGGCGCAAAGAGTGGAGAAACTGCCCACTGGCGCTTTCTTGAGTTTGGCACCTCAAAGATGCCGGCTCAACCCATATTGCGGCCCGTACCGGATCAAGCAGGGCAGCAGGCCGTTGATGAATTCATCAGCCAATACAGCAAGAAGATTGACCGCGTGCTGAAGGCTGCAAAGAAAAAGGCTGGCCAATGATGTATCCGCCAATTTTCGAGGTTAGCGCTGCATCTCCAGCCGTTACCGCCCTGCTTGGCACCAGCCCGCTTCGCCTCTGGCCTTTCGGTGAGCCACCACAAAACACGCCGCTGCCTTATGCCGTATGGCAAACCGTGAGCGGCCAGCCCGAAAACTACCTTGGCCAGCGTCCCGATGCGGATAGCTGGTCCCTGCAGGTGGACGTGTACGCCGATACAGCCACCAGTGCCCGTAATGTGGCCAAAGCCTTGCGCGATGCCATTGAGCCCACGGCATACATCACCCGATGGGGTGGCGATGGCCGTGATAGTGAAACGAACCATTACCGCTACAGTTTTGACGTTGATTTTATAGTTCAGCGATAACCGAAATAACCCAAACCAACCCGCCAAGTGCGGGTTTTTTAATGCTCAAAATAAACCCGTGAGGAATTTTTAATGTCAATTCTCAGCCAAGGCACCAACATCTACGTTCTCGATCCGAACGGCGGCACTCCTGCCGTCTTGAAAGTCGAGTGCGCCACATCCTTCAGCCCAGGCGGCGATCCTGCCGATCAGATCGAGGACACCTGCCTTGAATCTTTCGAGCGCAGCTATATGCCCGGCTTGCGTACTCCTGGCCAGGCATCCATGGGCCTTAACGCGGACCCCACAAACGAGAGTCACTTGACGCTCTACGGCCTGTCGCGTGAGAACCCGCCCCAGGTGCTTAAGTTCGCCGTTGGCTGGTCAGACGGCACCGATGCCCCGACGCTAGCGGCGATCCCCGCCGACGGTTTTGAGCTCCCAACAACCAGAACTTGGTTCACGTTCGAAGGCTACATTTCTGATTTCCCGTTTGATTTCGCACAGAACGCCGTTGTGACCACGGAAGTCAGCATTCAGCGCTCCGGTGATTCCGCGTGGATCAAGAAGGACCCAGCATGAGCCTATCCCTAGACAGCCTAAAACAAGCGGGGGCTTTTACCGGCGCCCCGGTTGAAAAGGAAATCACCTGGAAGCAAGGCGAAGCCGAACACACCATGACCACCTACGTGCGCCCGTTGTCGTTCAGCGCTGCCGTTTCCGACATTCGCTCTATGAATGGCCAGGGTGACGCGGTAGCCGGACGTATTGCGGCCAGCATCGTGGATGAAAAAGGTGTGCCGGTATTCACTCCTGCCGACATTACCGGTGAAGCCGACCCAGAGCGTGGCGCCCTGGACGGNAACCTGACCATGGCCCTGCTGACCGCCATCAGCGAGGTGAATCACCTGGGAAAGACTGGGAGCTGACGCCAGAGGCGGAGGTGTGGCATGAACTGGTGCTTAACGGCATCGGTGGCCGCACCATCGCCGAGGCGCAGGAGTCTATCAGCGCGGTGGAGTTTGCTCAGTGGATGATGTACCGCAGTAAACGCGGGTCGTTGAATGTGGGGCTTCGTGCGGAGGCTGGCGCGGCCATGATTGCATCACTTACGGCCAACCTAAACCGCAAGAAGGACTCCAAGGCGTTCAGCTTCTACGATTTCGCGCCAAATCACGATCAGCCGCAGGTGTCGCTTGAACAAGCTATGGAAAGTTGGAATTAATATTGTCCTGCTTTCGATCGGGTTTTGTGGGCGGTAATTAGGCGTGACAGCATATGACAACTAAAATAAAAGATGCTGCCAACTGTTGACATTAGGCGGCATCTTAGATAATCTGGTATTGCGTTTTTAGAGGCGCTTAAACTAAACCAGATTAAGGAACCATCATGACCGGCAGAAAACAAATGCGCGTAACCCTGCCCGCATCAGCTTTCGCAGCATTCACAAAGGAAAAAAAACGGGCAGAAGAAATTGCTGGAATCACTCTTACAGACACCCAGTTTGCCAGCAGGCTGATTGAGAAGGCGGTAACAAAATGAACAAATCACAACTAACCGCAAGACGCGCAGATCACAGCACATCGCACCTGCTGCACCTAGTACTTTCAGTCATCACAGCGGGCATGTGGGTGCCGGTTTGGATCTTGGTAGCCATAAGCCATGCGGTAGAGCGTGGGCGGATTGATCGGAAATTGGGTGAACGTGGCAACGAGTAATCATCCCCCACCACGACCCGCCATTGAGCGGGTTTTTTAATGTCCGGAGAATTGCATGGCTTCGAAATCACTTGGGGTTTTGACGCTCGATCTCGTTGCCAAAACGGGCGGGTTTGTTCAGGGTATGGATAAGGCCGAGCGCGGATCAAAGAAGTGGCGCAAGCAAGTTGAGGCGGACTTACGGCAGGTAGGCAAGGCCGCAAAAGTTGGCCTGCTGGCCGTTTCTGGCGCTGCGCTTGCAGCTGGTGGCGCGTTGACAGCCATGGCGATCAAGGGCCTGGCAGCGGTTGACTCGCAAAACAAATTCGCCCGATCCCTGGACACCTCTTACGACTCCATAACCGCCCTGAATATCGCCTTTTCAGAGGGCGGCGTTGATAACTACGAGAAGTCGCTAAACCGGCTAAACCGGCGCTTAGGTGCTGCCGAAATGGGGATGGGCGCCGCGGCCAAAACCGTGGAAGCGCTGAACCTTGACCTACAAGCGCTTTCAGATACGGACGTTGACGAGCGCGTTGCCACCATCTCAGACGCCATTCTTGATTCTGGGGCATCGGCACAGCTTGCAGCCCGCTACGTGCAGGACTTGGGTTTCGAGCAAAAGGAGGCCACACAGTTCTTTTTGCAAGGTGGTGATGCGATACGCGGCTACCGCAAGCAGGTGGATGAGTTCGGGCTATCGGTCAGCGACATTGACGCGGTAAAGATCGAGCAGGCTAACGACGAGTTTGCAAAGATGGGCCGATTGCTGGACGGCGTATCAACGCAAGTGGCGGTTCAGGTTGCGCCGATATTGTCCGCTCTCAGCCAGATGTTTGTTCAAAACGCAAAAGACGCCGGAGGGATTGGCCCAGCGGCAGAAGATAGTTTTAACGTTCTTATCAACAGCGCCGGATTCGCAGTAGATGCAGTTGACGGCGTGGGGCGCGTATTTAAGATCGTTGGCGCAGGCATTGCCATATTTGGCCTAAGCGCAAAAGAGGTGATGCTTCAGGTTGCCCGCGACATTATAGAGTTCCCAACAGCCGCGACTAACAGCCTGATAATGGCGCTGAACCTTCTGCCCGGTGTGGACATCGGCACGTTTGGCATGACGGGTCTGGGTAAGACGATTGACGCAGAATTTCAGCTTGCACAGAAAGCCATCGCCATTGGCTACGCTGACATTCAAGACATATTAATGGAGCCCTTGCCAAGCACTCAGTTTAAAAAGCTGGTTTCAGATGCGAAATCGGCGGCGAACGAGTCCGCTGCTGCGATGATAGCGGCGCAGAAAAAGATTAAAGACGCTCTTGGAAAGGGTGGCGACGATGGTAGCGGGGCAGATAGCAGCAGTGGGCTGCCAGATACCAGCGCGGAAGATGCCGCCAAACTAGAAAGCGACCTAGCCAACCGGCTGCAGACCATCACCCAGCATTTTGAATCTGAAAAACACGCAATCCTGCGTTCTTATGGCGAGCGTGACGCCGAAATAACGGCGTTGGAAGAAACCAGAACGCTTACAAAGATGGCCGCTGATAATCTCCGCTATGAAAATGAGGCCGAGAAAACCAAAGCCCTCACTGAGATGTATGCTGCAAACCTGATTGAGCGCGAAGAAGCGGATCTCAGTTATTGGGGAAAATGGCTGGAGGCCGCCGAAAGCAACCTGCAGAACTTTGATGATCTCAGCAAAACCGTCATCGATAACTTCACCACCGGCTTCGGCAGCGCTTTTGAATCCATAATCTTCGACTCGCAAAGCCTGGACGACGCGCTGAAAGGGATAGCCGAAACCATCCTTCGCGGCGTGGTCAATTCCATTGGGCAAATGGCTGCGCAATGGCTGGCACTTCAGGCGGTTCAGGCGGTCTTAGGCACCGCATCCACTGCAGCGTCAGTCGCTCAAGCGGGCATAGCCGGCGCAGCATGGGCCCCGGCAGCGGCCATGGCATCACTGGCCACACTTGGCGGCAACGCAATCCCAGCCGCCGCAGCGTTAACCAGCACAACGGCGCTGTCTAGCACCCTGGCGGTCGTCGGCATGGCTCACGATGG